AACTCCAGTACTTCCTTTATAGTTTGTTGGTCTTAAAGTGCATTGGATAGGCATTGTGATAGGTACACGAATATTCCATTGTGGTTTTCTTCCGTCAAAAAATTCGTATCTCAACGCCAAGCTACTACCATCATTGTTTCCGATGGAAAAGAAATTGTATGGATAAGTAAACAGTTTTCTGTTCTTTGGCTTATATCCATCAATCTCCCATGAACCAACATTCATCGCTTCTGCTTCACCACTAACAGTATAAGCGTTAGCTGAGTATTTAACGGTCATGCCACCGTTAGGGATTGCCTTACCAACTCCTATCACAGGCGCCATATACATTCCTACAATAGCATCTGGTTTTTGGTTGTAATTGTTAATCAGTGCATTTATTCCAGCTGTATCAGTAGTATTGTATGCGTACAACGTGCAACCACCGTACACACCATCATATACATTTCCAGAAGATGCTTCGTCCGTATCATTCACCAGTATATAAACAGCTAATGGGGTTAACACAGAGGATAAGTTTTTATAATCATTAAATACATACTCACCAAGTTCCACATTCTCCGGTTCAATATGAAATCCGGCAACATCATCATCAACGTGTTCTCTTTCCACAAGTGAATACTCCATAGTATAATCAAAAAACCAAGTCTGCATTACATCCAGTTCAAACGTAATTTCTGAGCACTCGTTGTTCACAAACTCAACGCTAGTGATAAAAGCATAAAACCATTTTGAGCCATATGCTGTATTCTGAAACATCATGTAATTACAGTCATACAAATTGTCAGCTTTAATACCAACTCTTGCAATGCCCTTATTCACTCTTTGGTATGTATAACTACCCAAGTTATACTTCTGTTTACCAGCAAAATAAGTTTGCTGTGCGCTTGCGCTACTAAAGTAAATAGTGTGTACGTAAGTTGTATCTAAAGGAACGTTTTGTAAAATTCTTATATTTGTTTGTGGTTGAATATACATTTAATCACCTACGCAATTCCAAGAAACGTTTTGATTTTAGTTACCTGTTCACTTGTTAATGGCTCAGCATCCAGACTTCCAAAGTGAAATCTTTCCCCACTAAGCATAGAAACAATCGCATGTTTTAAATCTTCTGCACTTACATCCAATGCATTTGTCATTTTTGCCTTGTCTGTATCATCGGTAAATGCACTAATAATAGTGCTAGGCTCTTTTGCACCTTTTCTAATATTCTCTCCTACTGTAGGATATTCGTGCCCTGTACTGTCGACTGTATCAGCTAAAAACTGTTCTGCCATAATACCTCTTTTTCCGGGACAGGTTGTTACCCCTGTCCCTTGTATCTTATTTTTTATTCAGTGTTAAAGTATCATTCACCTGTACCGCTGTAGGTGTAACTGTTGTAGTAGCTTCGTACAACTGCTCTCCGATATTAGCCACAATGGTCATTGCTGTTTCGAACTGGCTGTATGGTACTAACATACCACCGTATTTCTGAACAGCGATACCAGCTGTAGTAAGTGCATCTGTCTGAACAAAGTTTACTTCATTCGGGGCAAGTGTAACATCCTCAGCGTCTGCGTGCATTGTCAGAGCGATTGCTTTTTCTGTTTTGTCTTTTGCATCCCAGTGTAACGTAAGTGTTTCTGGTAATGCAACTTCGGCTGTACTATCCACAAATGCAACAGCATTAGCAAATGGTGAACTACTAATTGTTTTCCATGTATGATAAAAATAGTTCCAATACAGTCCAGAGGAAACGTATTTCTCTGTAAACTTATTCATGTTATCATACACCTGAAACCAGTTTTCATCTAACAGTACTGCTTTTACTTTTTTCATCAATGCCAGTTCATCTGCTGTAACCTCTTCCAGTCCGTCAGAGTTATCTCTAATAATGTCAAACCGTTCATTGTCAAAAGTGTCCCACTTGTCGATGATAAACAGTCTTCCAAGGAAGTCAGCTTTTTCCATGTTAAATGCACTAGCAAGTACATTCACATCAAACGACGCATTAAAGTTAGCATCCATAAAAATAACCTGTCTGTCTTTCGGTGTATTTGTTTTCACACCAGCACTGTTGTAATCAGAACTTACGAACGGTAACAGATTGCTAGTTCCACGGAAAGCAACTGCGCTTGTTTTCAAGTCATCACCCGCAACGATTGACTGGGTTGCTACTTTTCCGTGTGAAATAGCTTTAATAAGCAGATATTTGAACAACAGGAACTCGTCATACTCAGCACCAGTGTAAACAGCATCCACGATTTTTGCAATCAGATTCTGCACGCCATCCATGCTAAGAAACGCCTGGTGCAAGTCCATATCCTGAATGGTTACCGGGTACATAACTCGCCAGTTCATTACATGAAATGCTGACCGCACATCTGGCATTGTTCTTTTAAATTCCCTTCCACCAGCTTTCTCAGCGGAAAAGTCAACAGCTTTTGCAATGGAAACAAAAATATCTTCCACTGTTTCACCGAACTCCAGATACCCTTTTTTGAGAATGGAATACGGATTGTTAAATGTTGCACTCTGCATACGCACGATTGCGATTCGGTTTACCAGTGCGTTCAAAAACTGATTCGCAAATGCCGGTGTACCGTAGATTACCTCACCAACCCTAGGAATGTCTGTTACGCTCTTTACTACAGGAACGTTTTGCTGATAGTCGTATGATGCATTCTGTCGAATTACGTTCATAATGTCAATAGTAGACGCGTTCAGTGTACTATTTGCAATTCTTCTAGGCATTTATTATCACTCCTTTACTGTAAATAAATCATCAAATGTTTTCATAGGCTTATCCTCTGGTTCATCAGAATCACTGGAATTGTCATTGTTATCACCGTCTTTACTGAAAAAACGGTCTGAATATTTTTTCTTCCATGCTTTGTCGTTCTCTTCATATTTATTTTTCCAGTTTGTAGCATCACTTGTTTTTTCTTCAAAGTCTGTAAAAGTGTCTGTGATATCCTCTAACATAGCGATATCATCGTCTGTCGGGTCATCACCGAACCTACCTCTAAGGCTTTCCAAGATTTCTTCCCTTGTTTTAACAGCCATACGTTACTCCTTTCACTCTACTCTTGTCCACTTTTCTGTATTAAAAAGCTCACTTAATCTCATGGAAAGAGGGTGGTCTGGCGATAACATAATCTTACCGTCTTCTGTTACAAGTACGGTGAATCCCTCTTCATGTTTGTATAACCCTTTTTCAAACATTACTATTCTCCTTTCTTACCTATATCGTACCATCATCCATACAGGCATTTTTTCTTTTTTATTTGACGGTGTACCACCGCCACCTCCGCCGGCACTAAAAAACCTAAAAAGCATTACAGAATTGTTTAGCATTTCTCCTACATTCAAATACCTGTTACCTGTAATCCATTGTGTAATACTTGAGTCATTGCCATGGTCTACAATATACCGATACGCTTCTTTTGCATATGTCACACGAGCGTCCCACGAACTATCGTGAATACCCTCCCATCCTATGTTCCAAGCGTGTGTTAAATGCGTAATGTCAGTACTGTCAGATGCAAGGAAGTCAGAAAGTGAAGAATAGGCACTTGCTTCGCCTGTAGAGTACCACACATTTTCTTCTATGATATACCGGCATTGTCCCTCACCGCTATCATCCGCATATCCGTGCGTTGATAACCATTCATGTAGCTTATAAAGTCTACCGTGTGTGTCGCCACCAGTGTTTGTCCACTGTCCTAAACCAAAACCGTGCTTTAATTCTGTCCATGTTCCCTCTCGTAATCCTTCCCATATACCAGGGTTTACATTTGATTCTTGCCTGAGATTCCCTGCTATAGCTGCGATTACATAAACGGAGCATCCGTAACCAGAAGCACCGCCTGAGCCGTATCTGAATCTCCTAGGAAAAGAGCGTTCATGGTTTGGGTCACCTTTTGAGCTTCCGATTGACACCTGATTTGCGAGAGGCGCGTTACTTGTGTGAGCCCCCATGAAAACGCCTTTTCCTGTTCCACCCTTATAGCACATTTCAGTATGGCCAGAAGTCCATCCGATATCACCCGGAAGATACTCAGGGTCGGTAGAAACATCGGTAAAACCTAGTGATAACAGAACATTGATTTCTATACCTGTGGTAAACGGGTTGTGGTTTGGTGCGTATTGTGGTGTTACCCAACCGCCAGCTAACAACGCATAATTGATGAAACTGCTACAATCGTAATAGGTTATACCACCTATGGTTTGTTGATTTCTATACGCTTGAGAATATCCAACGTTCGGTGCATTACAGGTATTCACTGCCCATGAGTATGCTTTATTAATGTCTGGCAATTTACATCACCCCCAACACTTTCCAACAGCTTTTTCCAAAGCACCCATCATTTGCACCATTTGTACCACACTCATACCCGTATGCCCTCATCGTTGTTTGAAAACTGTTGATGGCGTACACAGTATTCGTGCCACACCCACCGTCAATTGTCAGTGGCTTTCCGTCTTTTCCTGTATAATGTAATAAGGAAAGGACTGTCTGTAGTACAATTACATCTGTTCCGTATGAACCGCTTTTCACTGTACTGAATTTGTGCATATCATCACTCCTTGCTAACGTGGAACATATCCATTAATTTGTCTGGTAATAAATCTGGATTGATTTTTGAGATATTTTCCAGAATAGATACCAGTTCAGTAGTACATGAATATAGGACAACTACTGGCAGTATTGCTACACCTGGGTCAAACCCGATGAGGTAGCCGTAGGTATCAATGCCCCATCCAACAGCGTAGCACAGAATGAACCCAATTTTTTTAAATAAACCGTCTCTGAGCCTTGACGATTTAATCTCTTTATCCTTAATCGCTGAAACAATCCCTGTCAGCAAGTCTAAAAGATTAAAAGCCAAGGCACAAAAAATAGGGTAAAACTGCTCCATACCTTTTCTCCTTTCTTTCTTTACTTCACAAATAATTATAACATAAAACTTTACAAAAGTAAATAGTTGTGGTATAATAAATATTAATAAGGAGAACTAATATATGGGAAAATATTACGATGGAACAAAACTTTTGTCCATGCTAGACTTGAATGGTAAAAAACCAGAAATCTATATGTGCACTACAAACAGAACAGGTGGTAAGACTACCTATTTTGGTAGACTTTGTGTAAACAGGTTTCTTGATAAAGGGGAAAAGTTTGGTCTTATTTATAGGTACAATTATGAACTGGACGATGTTGCCGACAAATTCTTTAAGGATTTAAAAGGACTGTTTTTTCCTGATAAAACTATGACAGCTAAAAAGAGGGCAAAAGGAATCTTCCAAGAGTTGTTTATTAATGACAAAAGTTGTGGGTATGCAATTGCACTGAACAGTTCTGATAGTATTAAAAAATATTCACATTTATTTTCTGATATTACTAGGATGATTTTTGATGAATTCCAAAGTGAAAGCAATCACTACTGTACGGACGAGATTACCAAGTTTTTGAGTATACACACAAGTATTGCACGAGGACAAGGTGAACAGGTAAGGTATGTTCCTGTTTTTATGTTAGCAAACCAAGTGAGTATTATCAACCCTTATTATGTGGCTATGGGTATATGTAACAGGCTGAACGGTGAAACCAAGTTCTTGCGTGGTGATGGGTATGTGTTAGAACAGGGGTTCATTGAAAGCGCTTCTGATAGTCAGAAAGAGAGTGGCTTTAATCGTGCTTTTAAGGAAAATAATTATGTCGCATATAGTAGTGAGAATGTGTATTTAAATGATAACTACAGTTTCATCGAAAAACCTACTGGAAAAAGTCGTTATATCTGCACGTTAAAATATAAAGGAAATGATTTTGGTGTAAAGGAATTTGCGGAAAGTGGTTTTATCTATTGTGATGATAAACCAGACAGCTCTTTTCCTATGAAAATAACTGTCACTACCGACGATCATTCCATAAATTATGTTATGCTAAAAAGAAATGATTTCTTTTTGAGTAACTTGCGTTATCTCTTTGAACGAGGGTGTTTTAGATTTAAGGATATGAGATGCAAGGAAGCTATATTAAATGCACTAAGTTATTAAGGTATCTTCTTATGTTATCACAAGTGAGTCATTCAGGTAGCACACTTGAAAGATAGTGCTGAATGATTTGTCGTTTTCGCTGAGCGCACTTGATGTTGCATAAGTTATAGATATAGAATTGACCGGGTAACGAACTATGTTCGCCCCGGTCTTTTTTCATTCCTTGCTAATATCAAATAAACAT